TTTTCTTGGACGAATTTGCGTTCGTTCCAAATCATATTGCGGATGAGTTTTTCGCATCGGTTTATCCTACAATTTCATCTGGTAAATCCACAAAAGTTATTATAGTTTCTACCCCAAAAGGTATGAATCACTTCTACCGAATGTGGCACGATGCCGAGAGAAATAAAAACGATTTTATTCCCACAGAAGTTCACTGGTCTGAAGTTCCAGGAAGAGATGAGAAATGGAAGGCACAGACGATTGCGAATACAAGTGAGGAGCAATTTAGAGCAGAGCACTTATGCGAGTTTTTGGGATCAATTGGAACACTTATCAATCCAAGTAAATTAAAAATACTTGTTTATGATGATCCAATAAAAAGAGGTGATAAAGGATTAGACATATACGAAGAACCGAAAGAAGATCACGATTATTTGATGACTGCGGATGTGGCAAGAGGAATTGGTAATGATTACTCCGCATTCGTTGTTTTTGACATTACCAATTTTCCATATAAGGTAGTCGCAAAATATAAAAATAATGAAATTAAACCTATGCTATTTCCAAGTATTATTGAGAAAGTCGCAAAAGCTTATAATAATTCTTGGATTTTAATAGAAATTAATGATATTGGAGATCAAGTAGCAAACATATTACATTATGATCTGGAATATAATAATATTTTAATGTGTTCTATGAAAGGAAGAGCGGGTCAAGTTGTGGGATCCGGATTTAGTGGCAAAAGAACTCAAATGGGAGTGAGAATGACTGCTTCTGTTAAAAAATTAGGATGTTCTAATCTAAAACTTTTAATTGAAGACGACAAATTGATTGTTAATGATTATGATATTATTGCGGAATTAACTACTTTTATTCAAAAACATAATACATTTGAGGCAGAAGAAGGTTGTAATGATGATTTGGCGATTTGCCTTGTAATCTTTTCTTGGTTGGTCGCTCAAGAATATTTTAAGGAGATGACGGAAAATGATGTTCGTAAAAGAATATATGAAGAGCAAAAAAATCAAATAGATCAGGATATGTCTCCCTTTGGATTTATTAATGACGGATTAGATGAGTATGATACGCCAATTACCATCGATAATGATACTGGGGACAGATGGATGATTGCCGGACCAGATAATAAGAATGAATCATTAGAATTGTGGAATCTTGATGAATATGGTGATGTATCTTCTGAATGGAATTATATGTGGAAATACTAATTTATTTTTCTTCTTAATTTTGGATTTATATTTCTCTTTTTTTGATATCTTGTCAAATTTCCGGGATTCGCAATGAATCCAGTAACTAAACATTCCCATTTTTGACTATTCGTGACGGCACATCCTTTTTTAGCATCAATACTCATTTGCTCTTTAGATCTGCCACAATATCCTCTTTTTAACAAAACATTATCTCTTCCTGTTTTAGGTCCAATAACTAATCCACCTTTTCTTCCATTTTTTTTACGATCTTCATCAGTTATGGCATAGAATCCAGTATTATTCATTTTTTGAATTTCTGTAGTTTTCTTTCCGCCAATTTTTCCAGCATTTCTACACGATTCTATAGAAAAAATACCACCAACATTTTCATTAAGACAAAATTTATCATTAAGAACTGGTTTTATTAATCGTTTTTCTACTTCTTGAGATTTAATATACCCATCTTCAGTATAATCAAAAAGTTCTAATATTTGCTTTTTGGGTGTATAAAAATCCCAACACCACTTATTTGTTTTCGGGGAACCCCAATATTCCTCATCAAAGTACTTTTCTTTTTTTACTCCATAGTAATAATATTGAACTTCATCAAAGGTAATTTTATACGTGTAAATTCTTGGTTCCATATAAGTTTATTCCATTTATATTTATTTATATAAGTATTCTTATATGTGGGATTATAGATAAGTTTACGGAAAAGAAGGAAATTATAAATACTTTTAGATAGTTTTGGATAGACGGAGAATAAAGATGCCCTTAAATTTAGCATCTCCTGGAATTGTAGTAAGAGAAGTTGACTTAACCTCTGGTAGAGTTCAACCATCTTCCGGTAAAGTAGGAGGAATTGTATCACCTTTTGCAAAGGGTCCTATTGATGTACCGACTTTAGTAGAGAGTGAAAACGATCTATTAAATATTTTTGGAGAACCATATCCAACAGATAAGCACTATGAGGGATGGATGGTCGCTTCATCTTATCTTGCGTATGGTGGATCATTAAGAGTTGTGAGAGCTGATGACACTAATACAAAAAATGCTTTTGTTGGGTCTGCAAGCAGCGTTAAAATTAAGAGTTTAGATAATTATGAAGATCTTGGATATGATGAAAATACCATTACTGGAGTTATAGTTGCGGCAAGAAATCCTGGTTCCTGGGCGAACGGAATCAAGGTTGGAATTATCGACGCTAAAGCAGATCAAATCTTAAGTGGAATTACAACCAGTGCCGGAGTTCCGGTTATTCAAGTTGGATACGGAGTAACAGCATCCCTTGCCGGAAAAGTGGACTCTAGTTCTGGAACTTCAGTATCTCTAAATGATTCATACCTAAAGGGAATTATTACCGGAATTTCGACTACAATCGGTTCCAGAGATGTTTATGTTAAGATTTTAAGTCGCGTATCTGCAGCAGGAACCGAAACCATCGTTGATTATCAGCAAGATGGAGTTTACTGTTTCCCAGAAACCGGTTCTCTCGGTGTTGTAAATAATGTCGGCACCGGAGTTGGATCTACGACTTATACCTCCGAAATTGACTGGTTTAGTCAACAATATGTTACTCTAACCAATTCCACAATTCAGTGGAACAATATTGCCCCGACACCAGGAACATCATCCTATGCAGAACCAAGAGGATCTCGATTTGATGAGGTTCACGTTGTAATCATAGATGATTTAGGAAGCGTTACTGGTAATGCCGGAACAATTCTCGAAAGACATTTAGGTCTTTCCAAGGCAACCGATGCCGAGTTTTCTGCAGGAAGCACCGCTTATTGGAGAAAATATATCGCAGAAGGTTCTTCCATCATTTTTGCCGGAGGAGCACCAACTGGACTAACTACAACAGGTTTTGATGCGGGTCAGTTTGATTTAACAACTGATAATGGATGGGACCAAGATGCCGAAAATGTTATTTTTGGTTCTGCCGGGTCTAATACCTATACTTTGGGTGGCGGACTGAATTATGATGGAGGAACAAATCTTTCTAATGCCGGTGCTCTTACATCAACTCTAGCAGAACTGGAGGATGGATATGATTTGTTTGAAAATGTAGAGGACATTAAAGCAGACTTCCTACTAATGGGTTCTGCTGGTTATGCCAAAGAGACCGCACAGGAACTTGCGAATAAACTTATTTCTGTTTGCGAAATAAGAAAGGATGCAGTTGCCTTTATAACTCCATATAGAGGAGCATTTCTTTCCGATAATCCAGTGGAAGGAGATATTACAATTAGAGCAGCAGAAGATATTACTAAAAATATAATAAGTTTCTTTTCTCCCATAGCATCTTCTTCTTATGCAGTCTTTGATTCTACATATAAGTATATGTACGATAGGTTCGCAAATACTTATCGTTATATTCCTATGAATGGCGACATCGCAGGACTTTGTGCTCGTACCGACATTAATTTCTTCCCGTGGTATTCTCCCGCAGGAACATCAAGGGGTGCAATTTTAGGTGCAGTAAAACTTGCATATGCACCAACAAAATCCCAAAGAGATCGCCTTTATTCGAATAGAATTAATCCAATTATCTTCTCACCTGGAGCTGGTATTATTCTATTTGGTGATAAGACAGGTCTAGGAAGAACATCGGCATTTGATAGAATTAACGTTCGCAGACTTTTCATCTATCTGGAAGATGCAATTTCTCGTGCCGCTAAGGATGTACTATTTGAGTTTAACGATGAAATTACAAGAACCAATTTTGTAAATACGATTGAACCCTTCTTGCGAGACGTTCAAGCAAACCGAGGCATTTATGATTATGTTGTGATTTGCGATGAGACAAACAACACTGCTGCTGTAATTGATGCAAATGAATTTAAAGCAGATATTTACATTAAACCAGCAAGATCGATTAACTTCATCGGTCTTACATTTATTGCCACCAAAACTGGTGTTGATTTTGAAGAAGTAATCGGAAACTTTTAAGTAACAGAGGTTAATCAATTATGGCAACCAGAAATCAACTCAATCCGCCCCCATTAAGAAAGATTACTGACTTTAAGAGTAAGTTATCGGGCGGCGGCGCTAGAAGTAATCTTTTCGAAGTGGTTTTATCCTTTCCGGATATTGCACCAGCAGATGTTACTGTTCTCGACAAATCAAGATTTTTAGTCAAATCGGCGGCTCTTCCCGGATCCGCCATAACTCCTTTAGATGTGGCGTTTAGAGGAAGAACATTAAAAGTTGCCGGAGACAGAACTTTTGAGTCTTGGACGGTTACAATTATTAATGATACCGATTTTTCAATTCGTTCTGCATTTGAAAATTGGATGAATAAAATTAATCGTCTCTCAGATAATACTGGTGTTACTAATCCAGCACTTTATCACGCAGACGCATTCGTTTATCAACTAGATCGTGATGGTTCTACATTAAGAGCATATCATTTTTATGATATTTTTCCAACTAATATTAGTGCAATTCAACTCGCATATGAATCTGATGCTATTCAGGAATTTACTGTAGAAATGCAGATTCTCTGGTGGGAAGCGGTTAAAGGTAATTCTTCTTCCGCTGGCGGTGAAGACATCAACTAAATAATAGATAATAACAAGCAAGTTTATTTTATAAGATGGCAAAACTTTTTGGTTTTTCAATTGAGGATGATGACAAAAAATCAAAATCTATAGTATCTCCC